AGCGAACGCTCAGGGAAGGAGTTCTCTGGGGCGCAGGGCAGTGCATTTTTCTAGGAAAAGAACTTAAACGAGGGGTTGAGACACCGCCATAGTATAGCGGTATCTAAACCAGTTTAACAAACACTTTAACTCTCTACATCATCAAGCTGGACCACCTTCCAACGATCCTCCGACATCTGTGATAAGTCAGGAGGTTCATTAGCGAAGACCATGAGATGGGGGCTGTTTCCACAGACCATGCCCCCCTCATACTTCCCAGAATAAAAGTACATATCTTTGATATTTTCGAGAGCACCATAAGTGTTCGCCCCCAGGCGACCGCAACAACGAGGTATAGGAAACACGCACAGGTCGGGTGTGCTACCATTGGCATCTAGGTAGCTCAGCACGGCATTCCTAACATCCGATCCCTTCCCATGTAGGCATATTGCCCCGTGGTGGTATGTTAAGTACTTGCAAAACTGTGTCTTTCCGATACCTTCTGAAAAGCTCCAAAACCAGTATATAGTCCTATCATCAGGCGCAGCCTCAACGCTCGAGAGAATCCTTCGCTGCCACGGATAGAGCTGCTCTTCTTTAATGATCTGCAGTTCTCTATGCGGTTTGCAGCCGTAACAGAATGGCTTTATATCATCTTTGCAGCAATATCTAATATTGTCTGCTTTAGACCCTTTACATTTCTCCCAATGTATTTCGGGTATCCCGAACACCCCCGATGGTCTGGCCTTGCGTCTGAACTCAATGTATCCCTGTAGATGTGGAGTGCCATTTTCGCCCGTTTCCTTCCCAAAGATGCCGAGGCGACATTTCTCTTTAATTAGTGGAACTATGGAACTAACCTGTTCAGTTGTATAATTGTTTAAGGTAAAGCACCACCGTACTGCTGGGGATATCTGCTTCCTAGAAGGAGGAGAGGGAGAACTAGTATTACCTCCCTCTCCGGAACTATTGGAACTATTGGAACTATCAGTCGGCGGCAGCGCGTTAGTCGATGCCATAGTATAGTCCAATAAAATATTTTGTAGAGAGAAGAAATTATTATGTAAGGCATATATATAACATGCCGCGCAAGTATCGCTCGACTGCAGCTAAGAACAAGCGCCGGATTGCCAAGTCCGCGCCTACCGCTCGAAATCAGAAGAAGCAAATCGCCTCTGCACAGAACCAAATCGTTGCCATCAAACAGCACCTCAATCTGACTAAGGAGAGAATGCGGTGGCACTGCGGATTCACCGGGGTCGCCGTTACCGGCTACCCCTTGGTGATTCCCCTCACTTCCGGCCCCTCTGTAACTAATCCGGCGGTGATCAACACTGTACTCGGGACGTCAGTTCCTTGGACTACGACCATGACTCCAGCCCCACAGGGTGTCAACACGTTTCGCTCGAAGACTGTTGTCAATAAGCAGTATGTGGATCTCACCGTCACGGCAGGTAACGAAACAGCCCTGTTATACCTCACAGCGTTCGTGGTGCAACTGCAACCTAAGGTAGCTACCCAGACCTACGCGGATACCTCTAGTATGAGCACACTCCGCAGAGGCCAGGAATTTATCACGCCTCTTGACGCTCTCGGTAATGATAGCGGCTATGGGGCATACTTGAATAATCAGAAATTTAGGATTATCAAACGCATCGAATTTGAAACAGCAGGTCCTGCTCCCATAGGGTTTGGTCCCGGCGCCGCAACTGGTAATGTCGGCCGCGGCACTAACATGACCTACGTAAAACGGACACAGATGAAGCTGAACTACGGAAGCACACTCTTTAAGTCCTCTGGAGATGTGGCTACTACGCAGACACTCGAGTACGCAGACATCAACCCAGAACAAAAGCGATTTATAGTACTCTTTAGCGATAACAGTCTCACAGATCTCGAGTTCCCGAGTGTATCTATGTCATCTCTGATCACCGGCTACGCCGCAGAGTAAAACGAAACGAGTGAGTTCTTTGGAGAGAAAGGAACCGGGCAGCACTTTAGAGGAAGGGGTCCCTGAGTGGAGCGAAGCGAACGCTCAGGGAAGGAGTTCTCTGGGGCGCAGGGCAGTGCATTTTTCTAGGAAAAGAACTTAAACGAGGGGTTGAGACACCGCCATAGTATAGCGGTATCT